TGTCCAAAGAAGAAGCTGAAGGTTGGCGTAACAAAGCATGGCAACACCTAGAAGCTTCATGTGTTATTTTAGACCCAACTCGCCGACTACATAACTTCGAAAAACGTTACATGAAGCGTATTTTTGAATTAGACCTTCGAGATATCCAAGAGTCTGATATTGTCTTAGTCAACCTTGATAACCCAACTGTAGCTAAACACGGTACCGCAATGGAAGTGTTCTATGCTTCATATGTACTGCGTAAACCTGTTGTAGCTTTTAAAGCTGATGCTTCTATTATTCACCCGTTCTTTGAATCATTAGTAACCGAATGGCGTTCTGACGTTGACAAAGCCTGTGACACTATTCTCTGTGAGTACTTATAATGCTAACCAATATCTGGATCACCATTCTTTGCATTGCATCCCTGATTGTAATTGCACAGTTTTTCCGTAAACCTAAAATCAATATCTAATATGCCATATATCAAACAATCCGATCGTAAAGAACTAACTGAAAACCCTGAGCGTGACATTGAAAATGCAGGAGAACTCAACTACGTTATCACAGAAATGATCCTCCAATACTTCGAAAAGAAACCTAACTACCAATCCATTAACGACATTGTAGGTGCCTTAGAAGGTGCCAAACTAGAGTTCTACCGCCGTGTAGCTGCTCCCTATGAAGATAAAAAGATTAAGGAAAATGGCGATGTCTACTAAGCCTACTGGCGTAGTCTCTACTGACTTCTACGACACAATGACACCTATTTGGTCAAACCAAATGGCTAAACAATACAACAAAGATATGACTGAGTTTGAAAAAAATTACAATTACCCTAATATGAAAAAAGACGCTATTAATCCATCACACTATCAAGGAATTGTAGGTAATTACCAATACATTGAATGCATGGAATTTATTCTTGGCTGTGAAGGTCTCAAAGCACATTTAATGGGTCAGATTTACAAATACATGATGCGTATGGGTAAGAAAGACTCTGAACAACAAGAGCTTGGTAAAGTTATCTGGTACTCACGATGCTTACAAATCCTGCTTCGTGACGGTACTATTATTGGTAAACTAGGAGAACTTAAATGATTAAAACTGTAGTGCATTATTCAGGTATACTTCTTATTCGTGAATGGCTTTTTTCAGAAGAAGATGATATCCATTATGTTGCCCATTTACAGCAAGTGTATGACCACCCTAAACTAGGTTATTGCAGAGATGTACGTAGTTCAAGTATTGTAAAGTTTCCTGATAACAAAGGTACGTTTGAAACTCGTAATACAATCTATGAAAAAGCAGATGCTGCATATATGATGGGACACAATGAACTTAATCAAGACAGTTAAACGATGGGTTGCCGGTGACGATAAACTGTTTGACATTTATGAATGTACCGTAGATGAAGTCGAACAGTTCACAAGTGAGTCCGGTAAATCCATGATCCGAATTAAAGTAGGTGACAAAGAATTCTCAGGACTATACAACAAATGGGTGTATGAACACCTCTGTGAGAACGAAGGTCAGCCTTCTTTTATTGTATTATGGCGTAGTAAAAATAAACCTTGGGTAGCATATGTCAAAGAAATCTGGCAAGACCACATCAAAGGAGAGTACAATGTCGAAGTCTCTCCCACAACTAGCACTTACAGCTCAAGCGGTGAGTCATTTGTCTATCTTTGGGTATCCAAAAGTACAGACAAAAAGTACATTGGAAAGCACAAAGGAGCAATTGATGATGGATATGTCGGCTCAGGTACAACGTTCCTTGAAGCCTACAACGAATGCCCCCAAGACTTCAAACGAACTATCCTAGCATACGGTACTGATGATGAAATGCATGAGCTTGAAACAATGTTATTGTTACAACTAAGAGCACTTAAGTCAGATATGTATTTTAATTTATCAAATAACTTACGAAAGTAAATATGAAATATAACTTTAACTGTAAACTAGGTACTCAAAACTATACCATTGATATTGATGTTAAAAATAAATATGGTTGTTTTGAACATGATACCTTAGGTGATCAGTCTGGAGGTGGTTTGTGGTTTGATAAAGACCTTATGTTAGAAGATTACGATGGTGTATTTGAATTACCTTCTGAGGTAAAGAATATTCTGGTAATGTTTAATATGTGTGATAAGGATTTCTGATGAAAGTAAATACTGCAGGTAAATATAAAGTCTCCTTCAATACAAGTATTGGAGACTACGAGGTAGGTGAAAGTCGAGCCAATACAATTGATTACTTTGGAAATGACATTTTAGAGTTATATGAAGAAGTCATAGCAGATAGCCCAGAGTTTCCAATGGTATTTAAAGAAGTAACCGAAGAATATATTGTGGGTATCTTCTACGAAGCAATTGATCCAGAATACCCTGTAGCTGTTATGTATAAAGGATGCTTATGAAACCAATGTTATTACCCCGTGAAACTCCTGACTTAGATACACTACAATACCCTGTTTATGTAACACCTAAACTAGATGGTATCAGATGCCTTATTAAATCTGGTGTAGCCCTAAGTCGAACCCTCAAACCTATCCCTAACAAACATATCCAAGCATGGGTATACAAGCATGCTGATGAGCTAGAAGGTATGGATGGTGAACTTATTGTAGGAGAACCTACCTCATCTACGGTATACAGAGACACTAACTCTTTTGTTATGTCTCATGATAAAGTAGGTGAATTCTTCTATTACCAATTTGATTATTGGGATGATACAGTAAATCCATACTCATATCGTGTAGAATCTGCTGGTGTTATTGAAGATGATTACCAGCTACTGTATGCTGGATATAAAACTGTTAACAATAAAAAAGAACTACTAGCATACGAAGAACAAATGCTTGAACAAGGCTACGAAGGTATTATTATCCGTAACCCTAAAGGTCTCTACAAATACGGTCGTTGTACTATTAAAGAAGCTAACGCATTCAAATTAAAAAGGTTTGAGGATGACGAAGCTGTTATTATTGGTTGGGAAGAGGAAATGCACAATGGAAACAATGCAGAAACTAATGAACTCGGAAGAACTAAACGATCAACTTCTTTATCTGGATTATCTGGGAAAAACTCTCTGGGAGCTTTCATCTGTAAGACCCGTGACGGAGTGGAGTTTAAAATCGGTTCTGGATTTGACCAATCAGATAGACAAAAGTTCTGGGAAAATAAATCAGATTTGCTTGGTTACATTGTTAAATACAAACACTTCCCCATTGGAGTAAAAGATAAGCCACGACACCCTATCTTCTTAGGTTTCCGTAATGAAATGGATATGTAAATTTAGCCGGTACCTAATACCTATAACCTAAGGAAATATATGCAACAGTATGCAGTGACAGTAGTGTTTTATATTAACGCAAGAGATACTGAAGAAGCAGAAATGACTGCAGCAGTAGCAATACAAGACTATATCTTGAACAAAAATCTTAATGAATCATGGTCTATTGTAGATACAACTGAGGTAAAGTTCTGATGGACAAATACACACTATACACAACAGCCGAAGAATGTGCTGAGGTAGCGCAGAACATTATGAAGGTACTTCGCTTTGGCTTAGATACCTGCAGCCCTATTGACGGAGTAAGTAACAAACATAAATTAGCCGAAGAAGTAGGTCAATTACAATACTGCCTACACCGTATGGCAAAAGAGCTTGAGCTAGACAAAGTAACTATTCAAGATTGTTATGACGCTAAACTAACTACATGGACTAAATGGAAAGCATACTATGATCGTTGAACTAAAAGAAGGCACAGTGGATGTAACTATTATCTTTGAGAAACCAAAGAGTGATTACTTAAAAGAACAGCTAGACTATATTCTGGATACTATTTCTGAACTAGAAACTGACTACACCTTTGCTATTAAAACACATGAAAACACAAACTGACTGGGATAACTTTTATTTAAACATCTGCTCATTAATTGCACAACAATCATACGCAGAAGATCGTAAGGTAGGTGCAATTATTGTTAAAGAAGATAACATTATTGCTTTCTCTTATAACGGTACACCAAGAGGAACTGATAATGACACACAATCTAACCCTGTTTTGCATGCAGAAGCTCATGCCATTGCTAAAGTTGCTCGTTCAAACCTTTCTACCCAGGGTGCTACTCTCTATTGTACTCTTTCCCCTTGCATGGATTGCAGTAAGCTTATATTTGCTAGCGGTATTAGCCGTGTGGTGTATAAGTCCGAGTATAAATGTACGGATGGACTCAAGTTTCTTACATCACTAGGGGTAGTAATTAACCGAACAGATACTCACAACAACTTATTTTCACCAAATGAACTAAGACATACAGGATTACTATAATGGAAATAGCATATGCAGTTGTGTTAGTATTACTGGGTATTTATAATTGGCGTATTACAGATAAACTAGTTGATGCTGAAATAGCCTTAGAAGAATACAATAATATCATCCTACAAATGGCCGAAGAATTAGAATCCTTAGGCTCACCTAACGTAAAGATCCAACGTAATGAAAAACATTAAAGTAAGCGTACATTGCCTACCACCTGCAGAAAAAAATATTAAGAAATTATTCTTCTTAATCTTAGAAGACTACTGTAAAAGGTTTAACGTAAAGGTAACCGATAAAAAAGTTAATGTAAGTATTTGCCTTGTTGAGTACTCAGACATAACACCCGGTGGTGGGTTGACTGTGTATGAGGAAGACGGTAATAAAATCCTAATCCAAATGAGAGATCCTTGGCTTAATAACTGGGAAGATAATGGGTATATGTACTCTAAGTTTGCTGACATTATGTGTCATGAATTTGTACATGCCTGTCAGAACTTAACTGGAAGAAAAGGGTTTAAAGTAAAAGGTTTAACTTACGATAAAACTTCTGAAAGAGAAGTTTATTATTTTGACCCAGAAGAAATGGAAGCTCGTATGCTTGAAGGACCATACTCTGAATTGTACGCACAAGATTTATTATGACAAAGAAAAGATATGTATTTGATATTGAAACAAATGGCTTTATGCCGAATGTAAATAAAATCTGGATGATAGTTCTTGTTGATCCAGATACAGGGGAGGTTAAGTCGTTTCCTAACCCCTCTGGTGATCCAACAAGTAAAAATATAGTAGAAGGTTTATTACATTTAGAAACAGCTGATATTATTATTGGACATAATATTATTGGATACGATTTAGTTGTATTAAAACACTTAGTAGGGTGGTCACCAAAACCACAAGCTAAAGTAGTTGACACGTGGGTAATGTCCCAATGTAATCAATACAAACGAGATCACAAACATGGTCTTGAAGGTTGGGGTTCTAAGCTTGGATATCCTAAGCTTTCGTTTGATAAGTTTGAAGAATACTCAGATGAAATGCTTACATACTGTATTCGAGATGTAGAACTAAACGTAAAGGTTTATAAAGTACTGGTAGAAGAAGCTAAAAAGCTTATTACTAAGAATCCGCTGTATAAGCATGGCTTAGAAACAGAGTTTCAGTTTGCACTTATTGAAGCTGACATTCAACGTAAGGGTTGGATGTTTGATATGGCTAAAGCTCAATCATTACTAAGTGAAATTAACAATAAACTAGACGCTATTGAAATGGTTCTTGAACCACGTATTGGTATGCGTTGTATTAAAACAGATGGTAAAGATGAATTCAAAGAACCAGCATGGAGAAAAGACGGATGCTACACCGTTGCCACTGTCAAACACTTTAATCTACCACAAGAGTCAGGAAGAACTACGAGACCTATTGAAGGCCCATACTGCAGAATTAGCTTTGAACAAGGTAAAGTCGGATCAATTGAAGTCGTAAAAGACTGGTTGTATTCTATTGGATGGGTACCTGATGAATGGAATGTGGAGAAAATCAATGGTAAATTTGTTAATAAATCTCCTAAGATTACCGAGTCATCTCTTGAACGGCTTGGCTCTGATGCTATGTTGGTTAGTGAATATTATACAATCAGATCAAGAAAAGGTATCTTGGAAGGGTGGATTGAAGCCGTTAAGAATAGCCCTGATAACCGCTTACATGGTCGTATGTGGACTATTGGTACTCCAACCTTCCGGTGTCGGCATGAGCTTGTTGCTAACCTGCCTTCTGTGGATTCTGTATACGGAAAAGAGATGCGTTCACTTCTTATCTGTGAACCTGGGACGGTCATTGTGGGTGCCGACTCTGCTGGTAATCAGATGCGGGGTCTATGCCACTATATTGGTAATGATGATTTCACTAATGAGGTAATTAATGGAGATGTTCACCAGAAAAATGCAACTATTCTATCTGGAGTGTATGAAACGCCCCGTAAAACGGCTAAGCCTTGGTTATATGCTTACCTCTTTGGTGGTGGTGATGCGAAGCTTGGCTTAATTCTTACAGGAAAATCTAATGCTAACATTGGTAAACAATCTAAAGCATTATATGAATCATCTATTCCCGGATTAAAAGAGCTTAAAGATAAGCTAGGTACAATGTTCGATAACACATCTAATGCCTTTGGTAAAGATGGAGCATTTATCCGTGGCCTAGATGGTCGTCTGGTTTTTGTAGGATCTAAGCATCAAGTACTAAACTACCTACTACAGACTGCTGAAGGTATTACCTGTAAAGCAGCTATTGTATGGTTAAGAGATGAATTAAACAAACGAAATATCAAACACTACTTTGCTCTGCACTACCATGATGAGTTAGCTGTGGTAGTCAAAGAAGAATACGCAGAAGAAGTAGCTGAACTATCTATCCAAGCATTCACTGAAGCGCCTAAAGCTTTTGGTGTTATGTGTATGGGTGGTGATGCACACACAGGAAAGAATTATGCAGAAGTACACTAAATTATTAACAGGTATCTTAGCTTGGGTTTTTATTGGTCCATTTATTGCAATAGGATTTATTGTTGCAACGGTAATAGGATCCTATAACGTAGGTGGAGGTATTGCCGAAGAGTTTTGGGATAGGTTATCTGATTGGGTACGTAAAAATGATTGAAGAACAATTTGACGTAGCTATTATTGATGCAGACTCTATTTTGTATCAGATAGCTCACTACCAACCGTCACCAGCACTATGTAAGAAAGCTTTTGATACTCGTCTCGGTGAAATAATGAGTGAAGTATCTGCAGCTAGTGGTGCTGTATTTATTAAAGGTAGGGATAACTTCCGACACATTATGGTAAGTGACTACAAAGGTAATCGTAAAGATACTATTGAACCTGAAGTCAAAGACCGTATTGAAATGTTGTATGGTTATGCCAAAGACTTCTGCATTGAATCTGATAATGCAGAGGCAGATGACTACTGTGGTGTTGCATTCAGGTTAGCTCAAGAAGAAGGTAAGACAGCTATTGTATGTCATATTGATAAAGACTTAGATGCATTACCCGGTTGGCACTACAACTTCCGTAAGAAAGAATTCTACGAAGTATCACCTGAACAAGGCTACTACTTCCTTATGAAACAAATTCTTATGGGAGACTCCACGGATAACATTCAAGGTATTAAAGGTCTTGGGCCTAAAACTGCTGAAAAGATTCTGGATAATAAACCTATAGATCAACAATTAAATGTTGTTCTAGATACCTACCGAATTAAATGTGGTAACACATGGCAACAAGAATTCTCTAAGTCCGCTAATCTTATCTGGATCAGAGATAACGCAGACTACTTCAGAGAACTTTCATTTGACGAACTAAAAGAAAAACTATTATGGAAACCAACTACGGACACTGGCACCCACTCACAGACAGACCAGACAACGCCTTTGGATTTATCTACTACATCGAAAACCTTGAAACAGGAAGACGATACATTGGAAGAAAGCAACTAATAAGTGTATCCAGAAAACTTAAACCCGGAGCATCGCGTCGCACTGTCACGCGCAAGGAATCTGATTGGACAACCTACCGCTCTTCTTGCCGAGAGCTTCTTGACGACATGGGAAAATACGGACAGAGCAACTTCACATTTGTCATTTACAAATGGTGTTCAGGGCCGGGTGATCTTACGTACAGTGAAGTCTCTGAACAATGGCAGTGTGAAGTGCTCAGTAGAGATACACTTCCCAATGGAGAGCGAGTCTGGTACAACGGAAACATTGGAGCAGTAAAATTCCTTAAGCCTAAAACA